TGCGGATAATCAACTATCTGAAATAAAGGGCTCTTTATCAAGAGTAAATGGAAAACACTAATGGATAGCTTAAGAGTAACTGGGATGACAACAGGTTTAGGATTTGTGTACTGGACGGATGTATTGTCTGGTATATTAATGTGCGGAATGTTTGCAATACAAATTTATTATTTATATTTAAAAACAAAGAGAATCAAGGAGAGTAAATGATGGACATAAAAGGAATGATGTTAGAGTTAGCTGAAAAACAAGCTGATGCTATGAAAGATAAAATGATGGATGAATTAGGCAGTGAAGATATGGCTTCTAAAATTGCTACTGCTATTAATAAAAAGATTGATATCCCGTTTGTATCTGAAGAAAAAGAACAAATATTTTTTGAGAAATGTGTTGATGTAGTTACAGACATTATTGAGGGAATGTTTAAAAAATAATGGCAAAAGTAAGTTGGTCTTGGGGTGGCAAAAGATATTCTGGTACTGTTATTAGGAAGACTAAAAAATACATTTACGCTAGAACTCATAATGGAAAAGTAAAAAGGATAGCTAGATAATGTCAGAAGCTTGGACAAGAAAAGAAGGTAAATCTGAAAGTGGTGGTTTAAACGCTAAAGGGAGAGCTTCTTATAAAAAAGGAACATTAAAGGCACCTGTAACTAAAAAAAATCCAAAAGGAAAAGCTAAAGCAAGAAGAGCTAGTTTTTGTGCTAGAATGTGTGGAATGAAAAAAAGATTAACAAGTGCTAAAACAGCTAGAGACCCTGACTCAAGAATAAATAAATCTTTAAGAAAGTGGAGATGTAAGTGTAAATGAAGTTTGAAGATGCTATAAAAATAGTGTTAAAACACGAAGGTGGATATGTTGATGACCCTGTTGACCCGGGTGGTGAGACTAACTACGGAATAAGCAAAAAAGCTTATCCGTTTCTTAATATTAAAGAGCTTACTGAAAAAGATGCATCTGATATTTATTTTAAAGACTATTGGTTAAAAGCTAAGGTGTCTAAAGTTCCTGAAGAATTAAGAATGATTTATTTTGATATGGTAGTTAATATGGGAAAGAGCAGAGCNGTTAAGATACTACAACAAGCAATAACCTCTAAAGGCGTTAAAACAGACGTAGACGGAGGGATTGGACCTAAGACGATAAGCAATGCCCTTAAGTCAGGATTAGAGCAAAATAGGCTACGTAGCTATAGAGTTAAATACTATGCAGACTTGGTACAAAGAAAACCGAAATTGGAGAAGTATTGGTATGGTTGGTACAGAAGAGCAATCTCAACATAGTTGCGATACACCAAGAGAAATTTTTGATAAACTTAACTTTAGAGGAACAAAACGCTTTAAACAAGCTCCTGACACTTGTAATATGTGTGGAGAAAATCATATAGTAGGAATAGAACTAATAGGAGCAAAAGAAGGCACTCTTTATTGGGAGTGTGGTCTTTGCAAGGAAAAGTACTTAAAGTACACGAAGGTAACAACAATGAAGTATTTAAAAATAGCATCCGAGTTATGGATAGATTTAGGAGGTCTAGAAAACATATGCGAAGAAATACCAAATTAGATGAAAAAGTGGTTAAAAGAGGAATTGTCACACCAGACAAACACTTTCCTCTTCACGACCAACCAGCAATTAATGTTGTTTGTGAAGCAATTAAAAGAGTTAAACCTGATTTCTATGTGGACTTGGGCGATACCGGAGAGTGGGGTTCAGTCAGTCATTTCCAATGGAAGAAAAAAAAGCGTCCCCCTTTGGAGTACCAACTTCCAAGAGTATACCAAGACATTAAAGACGTTAATAAAGGAATGGACCAAATTGATGAAGCACTCGATTACGCTAATTGTAAAGAACGATACTTCTTGGAAGGAAACCACGAACAATGGTTAAACGGCTTCTCAGAAGAGAATCCGTATCTTCAAGGTCTTTCCGTAAAAGAAGCCTTACTTCTAGAGAAAAGAGGTTACGATTATTATCCCAACGGAAAATATTTAAAGATAGGTCACTTGCATTATTACCACGGGAATCATTATGCGGGAGTAGCTCACGCAAGAAATCACCTTATAAGATTAGGATGCAACGTAATGTACGGACACCATCACGATTTACAGATGGCAAGTGTTACTCACGTTGACGGACCTAAATCAGCTTGGAGTATTGGATGCTTAAAGGATATGTCAGATGAAGCTAATGGATGGCTTGGCAATCGTAAGACTAATTGGCAACACGCTTTTGCAGTTGTTGATTACTATACAGATGACAGGTTCACAGTTCACGTTGTTAATATACTGGACGGTGTTACTTCACTCTGGGGGAAAACTATAGACGGGAATTAATATGCCTAAAAGAATATTTGAAATTGCAAGTTTTGATAGAGGTATAATGTCTTCACCTGAAGACGAACTAGACATACCTGCAAACGCCGCTACTTATAGCCTTAACATAGACCCTTTAACAAGTGGTGAGCTAAGAGGAGTACCTAAAAGCAACTACTTAAAGAAAACAGGTTTTACAGCAACTATAGAATTAACTAGTTATAATAGACCTACTACTTATTCTTATCCTTCATCTTCAACTGTTACAACAGCTAAACCAGACCAACATCAGACTAACTAATGGCATTCCGACTCTCTTACCCTAACAATAAAAGTTTTCTAGCAATAACTGGCAACTTTACAGGTACGACAAATGAATACTTTGAAGTAAAAGTTAGAGATGTTGCTAATAATGAAAAATGGTTATGGAGATATAAGTCTGAAACACCTACTGTAATATCAAATGTTACAAGTGATATATCAAATAATAAATTTACTACTCCAAGCAATCATAATATTGCAACTGGTCAAACAGTAAGTTTAAGTAATTTTATTTTTACAAGTGTTAGTAATCCGGGTACACAAGGACTGCAAAACAATTTTACTTACTATTTTATAAAACTTACAAACACTACTTTTTCTGTATCTTCTACTTTAGCAGGTGCTAACGCAGGTACCGCAATACCAATATTTGGCACATCTCAAAGCAATTTAAAAGTTGCTACAGAATGGTCAGCTTGGTATGATAAAGACGGTGATGTTAGTGAATACGGTGATGCTGTAGTAGTAAATACTAATTATGCACTGAGGAGTGGCATTAGTGTAATGTTTACTAGGACAAATGCTAATAGTTATACCTCTGGAGATAAATGGTGTTTTGTTGCTTATGCAGATTACGCTTTTGAAAATTTAGGTAATAATTTAGAGTATCTACAAAGTATTGATATAGATGATACTAGAAATTTATTAGCTATTGACGGTTCAGGAAATGTAAGCGTTGTTGAAAATATTGATGGAGAAAATCCTAATATATTAAACACTCAAACTAATATAGGACCTATATCTAATAGTAGATTGGATTTTGAAACTAAAAATAAAGAGATATATGTAGCTAAAGGAAAAGATAGACCTGCTAGATGGCTTGGTTATAATAAAAATGGAGGAATGGCAGGACAAACAAATGAGTTGCAATTAAAATCTCAATTAGCTATGGATGTTCTTGTTTCTTCCATAGAGACTCCAGATAGAAATGCTTTTTATAAATCAATAGCTTTAAGAGGTGGCGGTGGAGAAGCTACTAAAGACGCAAGGATTATTGTTGGGTTAAAAGAAGGTGCAGATGATAGTAAGTTTTATATATATAATCGACATCTTGATAGACAGTTTGAAATTACTCTTCAATCTAGACCTTATATTGTTAAAAAATATTTAGGTATTTTTGATAGTAATAAATATACAGATGGTTTTATGATTGTAAGAGAAAGTACTGATGCGGCATATGTAGCTGAAGTAGATTTATTCGACCTTGATACTTCGGGAAGTGGTACTTTAGTAGGGCAATCGCCTAATAGAATTTGTACTATGGGAATATCAAATCCAGTTGACCACGGTAGTGATAAAAGTGGTGATTCAGCTAATTCAGGACTAAATAAAATACACGATATTCTTTTAATTCCTGACAAAGCTCCGGGTCACAGTAGTTATAGTTCAAGCTTATCAGGAGGGACTAATTGGACTCTTGTTATAAGTGGTGCTAGAGACTGTTACGCTCATTGGGACAATTCTAAATACCAGTCTTATGAATGGCTTTGGAAAACAGAAATAGATGCAGGTTCTGAGTATTTACAAGGTGTTGTAGCAACAGCGGGTTGGGATAATATAACTCCTAAAACAGTAGCTACCTCAGGTATCGTTGGAGATACAGAAAACTTTCAAAATATGCATCCTCAATCCGCTCTTGATGGTCAGCAATATAGTAGACCACCGGGATGGTATTGGGTTTTTGTTAATTCTGATAACAGTTCAGTAGATGTTGTAGACGAAGCAAGTGCTTATGGTACTTGGGGTGCTAGTCAACCAAACAATCCTATAGACGCTAAAGTTAAAAAATTTCAATTTGTATCGATAGATGCTGGTGCTTTACCAAGAACACCATTTGGTATTGAAAATGTACCCGCATTACATTCTTTAGAGTTTTGTGGATATGATAACGAAGGTCAAAATCCTATAATAGGATATACTTGTGAGTTTTCATCGCCTATGTACGCTAATCAAGGTAATGGAGTCGTAAATTACCCCGGTATANANCCATACGCANACCAAGTAANTACGAGTTGGGAATNTANTTATCANNNAGGGTATNACCACGCTGATTTATTTGGTCCGGTATATCTTGATGGAAGAGACGGAGAACTTTTACAATCAGATGCAAAAGTAGTTGTAAATGATTATTTAAAAAAACAAGTAGCTAGACCTTTAAGATGGGTAACAAACTTTATACCTATAAGCACTGTTGAAGGACCTCAAACATTTAAAATGTTAAGTCACACTGTAGATTTTGAAGATAGTAGAGAGTTATCAGTACAGCTAAAAAGCAATCTACCTAATGTAAACGACAATGCTAATATAAGTGAACTTATACCCTATCAAGATAGTACAATAGGGAGTCTTAATTTAGATGCTTGTCCTAGCAATGAGCCATTGTTTGGTTTAAACGGGAGGTTTAATATTATAACAGAAGGCGTTCTTCGAAGAAGAGCTGTTATGAGTTATATAAAAAAAGGGAATAGACAATATAACTTATTTAGGTTTGGAGATGAAGCTTCTAGACCTATGAACTTACAAACTACAATCGGTTCTCATCCTACTGTAGATATATTTCCAAACGATTGGAACAAGCAAACTACTAATACCCCTTATAATGCTTACACCAACTGGGAAAAAGGATTGTCTCAGCCTAATTATGTGACAGATTACAAGCAAGGGTCTACTTATTTTTATGCAATTAGTACTGGAACTAATGCTAATGCTGGTTTGGCACAGAAAAGCCAGTCTCTTCCTGAAATTGGCTCTACTGGAGACGATAAAAATGGCTACAGATTAACAGAGACTAATTGGTGGGCACCTAGTACGGACTGGAAAGACGGGGTTACTACTGTATGGCACCCAAATACAGATGTAGCCGATTATGCTTATGCTGTAAAAAACGATGCTTTTCAAGATATAGCTTTTTTTAAAATGGTATCTAGGACCGGGGGAACTACTACTAGTTTATTTAGTTCAGGTAGTGATAATTATTTTAACATTACTTCACCAGTAACAATGACAGGAACTGATTGGGCTGGACCAATAGGAATTAACACTGCTTTTTACAGAGCATCTTTAGTATTAGATGGATATCAAGAAACTGCATTTATATCTACAACAGCGGCAGGTCCTGCTACTGCTGATAATGACCCTGACGATACAGCAGATACTGCATCTGGTAAAGATGTTGGAACACATTTAAAAGTAACTGTACAAATAAAAGGTGGATTTGATATCCCATCTAGAGTTACGGGGGTTGCAGTTTATAGAGCTATATCACTTACAGACTCTTCTACTGACCCACAAAGTCAATATAGATTTATACAAGAAATTGCTTTAAAATCATTTGGTTGGAATGAAACTACAGGTTATTTTGAGTTTGATGTAATTGATACAGGAGATGCTGAAGCTACATACGAAGCTATTAATGGGATTAGCGAAAATATTTATAACTTGCATATAAATTATAGCTGTAATGCACAACTTAATGGATATATGTTTGCTGGTAATTGTGAGCATTCAGAAATAGAAGATGCTAGTAACTATGTCTTTAGGTCGCAACCTGCTAAGTATTCTATATTTGACTGGTCTAAAGATTTTATTCAATTGCCTTTTGTACCAGTAGCCTTACAAGGCTTTCAAGGTAAGCTTTTTGCTTTTAGTAATAATCAAATGTCTATGGTAAATCCTGAATCTTTATACATTGAAGATACAGTACAGGGTATTGGTTGCATAAATACTCAAACTAAAATGGTTACTGACGGCGGACTTATATGGGCAGATTATAGAAATATATATATGTCTACCCCTCAAGTAAGTACAATAGGTGGACCAATATTAAATGTAGATGATTATGGATGGTTAAATTTAAGTGTTGAAGAAAAAGATGCTGTAAGATTTGGATATGATGCTAAAAGAAAATCAGTATTAATGTTTTTTACAAAAACAATAAGCAGTACTGATTATCATTTATGCTGGGCATACTCACTTAGTAAAAAAAGATGGGACCTTTGGCAAACTGATAGTAAAGTAAAAGATACATTATTAACAAAAGATGGACATACTATATTATTATTAGATAATAACAAGATACAAAAATATTTAAGTAGGACTAATGAAAGAGCCGATTGGGAGTGGCACTCAAAGAAACTGGGTATGGGTGAAACTATGGTTGACAAGAAAGTCAGGAACATAAAAGTAGAAGGCTCTGACAGAGCTAATATTAGTTTACAGTACAAAGTTCCAGAAAACAATTCAGCTTGGCAAACTGGTCAAGACGTAAGCAGTAGTTTTTCTGGCAGTACTAATACAGCTATTAAATTAGCTAATGTAGATAATGGGAAACTGCATTGGGTAAAGTTAAAGATAGCTGGTAGTAACACTAATCGTGATGTCAGAGCTAAAGCAACATCGGTAATCTATAAACCTAAGAGACCTAAATGAGCAAGATAAAAAAAATTATTAAAAAGTCAAAAGCTATTGGCAAACCTTCTGGAATATTTAAAGGTGATACTGATAAGTTTTTTGGTCAAGAAGTAACAAACGTAATTGATGAGTTAAAAGAGCTTATACAAGGTGAAGACAAGACATCTAGTAGTGGTAAGGTTGGCTCTATAAGAGTAATTATAGATAAAGATACGCCTTATGTGGAGATAAAAAGCGTTAAGGGTTGGATAAGGTCAAGTAATTCATCTGTGAGTGGTTTTGAATTTAAAAAATAGTTATATTAAACTGAGATATAAGGTATAGATATGAGTTGGTTAAGCGATTTAATAGATAGTAAAAGCGGAGCAAGTAACGCTATAGACATTGAGGCACAAAAAGGTCGTTATGATTCAGCGATGAAAGGCACCAATGATGGTTATAGTAAAATGATGGGTTTTGCTGAAAATCAAATGGATATTAACAGTGAGCAAAATCGAGCTAGGCTATCAATGATGGAAAGTAGTAGTGCTGATAATGCGGCTGAATCAGCTAGATTAGCACAAAGAGGAGCGGCTAGTGCGGGTGGTGCCCCAGCGGCGGCAATGGCTTTTCAACAACAAGATATGGCTCAAAAAGGTCAAGCAAATGTTATGAACCAATACCAACAAGGTATGTTTAACCAGCAAGAAAACGCAATGCAGTCAATGAGTGGAATACTAGCAAATCAAGGACAGATAGCACAATCCGGTTTTAATATGGGTGAATCTGCTAGAGAGTACAACAAGAAGGTAGCGGCTCAAGCTCAACAAAAGAAATTAGCTATGCTTGGTGGGGCTTTAAAGATTGGTGGTGGGATTATGAGTGGTAATCCAATGGCGGCACTTAGTGGAGCTTCAGACTTTATGCAAGAAGGTGGACCAGTAGGATATAATACAGGTGGTGAAGTAGAAGACCCAGAAAATCCTAAACCAGTAGGTAATGGTGAGTCTGATAAAGATTCAATGTTAAAGTTAGCTATGCAAGAGTTAAGGCAAGGAATTGAGATGGCTAAAACAGAACCTAGTCCTTTTAATGAACCACTGTGGTATGGTAGGGAAGATGCTAATAAATATGGGACAGAAAATGTTACAATGCCTTTAGATAAAAGATTACAGTTAGGGTCTGCATATCGTCCTCAACGTGAAAACATACCAGTGACACCTCAAGGTCCGATTACTGATAGTTTTAAAACACGAGGTTATCAAACGGGAGGGATGCCTAAATACAGCCCATATCCCGGAGACCAGATAGATGCTAAATTAGAACCGGGTGAATATGTTTTAAATAGAAACGCTGTTAATGCAGTGGGTAAAGAAAACCTAGACGAATTAAACAATGAACAAGCACCAAGGTTTGATAAAGGAAAAGTTAAGCTAAGAATGGGAGGATATCTCTATGGCAAGTAACCCTTTAGAAGCTTACTTTAAAAGTTTAAAAAGAAATGAAGCCTTAACAGATGTTAGCAGACCTGCTAGTATGGGTGGAGGAATGGTTTATGATAAAAAAGCTGAGAAAAGCAAGATACAGCAAAGATATTTAGATTCTCTACCAGCTCAGTCTAGATTTAAAGGTATGCCTGTTAACGATGCACAGCAAGACAGAAGAGCAAGAACTCAAAATCAACAAATGGACCAGAAAGTTCTTCAAGAAGCTAACTTAAGAAATCAATTTGACCAAGCTAGAGGTCTAGGTGGAGATATAGGAAGAGAAGCTATACGAGATATAGCTATGGATAATCCGGGTGGAGTTGAAACTTTTAATAAAATGAACAAGGGTAAAATAACTTTCTCTGAATTAACAGGAGGCTTAGGTAATACTGTTCAGCCACCTCAAATGGACCCTAATCAAATGGCTCAAGCTAATTACTTGGTAGATAAGTTAGGTTATACTCCAGATGATATGAGGTCTAATCCAGCTTTAAAAAGAATGATGGATAACAACGCTACAATGGAAACAAGAGCTGAAGCTAACGTAGATAGTATGTTGGCTAGTGAAGATATTCCTTTCTCTGAATTAACAGGAGGCTTAGGTAATACTGTTCAGCCACCTCAAATGGACCCTAATCAAATGGCTCAAGCTAATTACTTGGTAGATGAGTTAGGTTATACTCCAGATGATATGAGGTCTAATCCAGCTTTAAAAAGAATGATGGACAACAACGCTACAATGGAATCAAGAGCTGGAGCTAACGTAGATAGTATGTTGGCTAGTGAAGATATTCAAAGACAAGAGCAACTATATACAAACACGATGATACGAAAAGCTGATGCACAAAGAGCTCAACGACAGGAGCAAGATAGGCAAGAATTATACGCA